ACTACATTGGCGTCACTGCTAAGACAGAGACTACTATTAACAAGAGTGTGTTGGCACGTGCCGCCAAGCACTTCTATCGTGCCAAAACAGAAGGCAAGAACTGGCTGCTTTGTGAAGCACTACGAGGCCTCAACGACAAGAGCGAGATCGAAGTACTTGTACACGAAGTCATCCGCGGCAAGGCGGCTGCTCACAAGCGTGAAGTAGAAATCCGCCGTGAGTTGCAACCCATTCTTAACACTGACACAAGAGGAGATTGATATGAAACAGAATTACACTGTATACATCTACAAAGCAGACAAGCGCACCAAAACGGGCGAGCGTCTGTTCTCTACTACAGTTTGGGCAGACAGGGATGCTGAGGGCATGAAGCGGGAGTGCAACGAACTCTACGACTTGTACCCTGCAACCAAGGGCTGGCGCTTTGAGTGTGTGCCCACAATGAAGACTGTGCGCAACTTGATGACGGGCAAGGACATTCAGATAGCACACGACACGCCTAGAAGCTGTGATCCAAGTTCAGAACTTTACTGGACTATGTAACCCTAGGCCCTGTAGGGTCTTTGGTTGACAGGCTGCTGTTTTGGCCTTATAATAGAGACATGTTAACAAAGGAGCGAACGATGAAAGCATTAGAAAACTTCCTCAAGCAGAAGAATCACTGGAACTCATTCTTCAACGGTACCCAGTACAGCCTCAACAGTGCCGCAGAGCGCCAAAAGGTTGCAGACATGATTGATGCGGCCCTGAGCCCAGAGAACTTGACCTGCGATGGTGAACTGCCCCGTGCAGAAGTCAACCGTCGCTACAAAGAGTTGATGACAGCGGCTCGTCAGCTCAAGAAGTACGATCCACTAGTTAAGTTCTACGAATACGAAACGGAGATCTAACATGCGCTATTACGACACGCTAGCAGAGTTTGAAAGGGACGGCTATGACATCATCGTGGACAAGACCTATGAAGAACTCAATCCCCGGGATTGCTTCGACGACACCCAATTCGACATTGCAGAGATCAATCATAACATCGAACACGGGAACCTCGATTGGTTTATGCTCCGTGTCCGCGTTATGGTTGAAGGACTCGAGCTTGGCAGTGCCTACTTGGGCGGATGCTTATACGAAGACCCCAAAGAGATCCTTACTGACGGGACTGCCGAGGACTTCATTGCTGAAGCGATGGTAGAAGCCAAGAGCAAGGTCTACAGATTGTCCCGAGTATTTGGCGGGTTATCAGAAGCGGTTGACAGGGAAGCTGTTTGACCGTATAATAGAGACTTACACACACAAAGGAGCGCGAGATGGGAACACGAAGCACTATTGCGTTAGAGTACGCAGACGGTACCGTTGGGCAAGTATATTGCCACTGGGACGGCTACTTGGAAAACAACGGCATGATCCTCTATAAACACTATGTGGATCCCTTTAAGACACGCGAGTTGTTGGACTTGGGAGACATTAGCTCACTGGGCAAGAACATTGGCGAACAGCATCCCTTCAGTCCGCACTTTGACGAGGGTTCCAGGCTGGCCTACGATCTAGCACAGGCACAGGGTGCTACTACATTCTACGGACGCGATCGCGGTGAGACAGGCGTTAGCCAGAGGATGTTTGCAGACTTCGAGAATTATGTTCGTTGCCACCAATACGAGGAATACGAGTACATTCTGCGCAAGGACGGCTTTTGGTATGTAGCAGATCACAGCGACACCTATGTGCTACTGGCAGACGCTTTGGCAGAGTACCTGCGTGAGAAAGCTGAAGAAGAAACCCTAGCAGCATAAGGGTTATGATTGATAGGGGTTGACAACAGCCCCTATTTGTCATATAATAGAGACTTACACACACAGAAGGAGCGAGAAATGGCTACACTAGTTGAGATTGTTGAGGGTTCATACGGTGCCCGCAAGAACATGATCTACCCAGGCATGCGCCTGCAGATGGTCAAGGACTTTGACGGCGAGGCAATTACCTGCTTGGCTGGTGAAGAGATTGAAAACGGACGCAATCCCTACAAGAAGATTCGCGTCAAGGTCGAGGGCATTACTGCATATCGCGTGGTGTCGCACATTGACGAAGCCCCTGTAGGAGAGAACAGTTTGGTACAGTTAAAGGTAGCCGATACGGCTGTAGCACATATCAGCGATGAGGATCTCATTGAGAAGACTCGTGCTCGCTTCCAAGTACTTACAGACATGACCAAGGCTGTGAAAGCAGGCGATGTTCGTGCAATGATTGTGACAGGCCCTCCAGGTGTTGGCAAGAGCTTTGGTGTAGAAGAAGTGCTCACTAAGGACGACTTGTTCAATACGCTAGGCGAGCGCAAGCCACGCTATGAGATTGTGAAAGGTGCTATGAGTGCCATTGGCTTGTATAGCAAGCTCTACGAGTTCTCAAGCGAGAAGAATGTTATTGTGTTTGATGACTGCGACAGTGTGTTGCTGGACGACTTGAGCTTGAACATCTTGAAGGCGGCTTTGGACAGTTCCAAGAAGCGTACTATCTCTTGGAACACTGACAGCCGTATCCTGCGAAGCGAAGGCATCCCAGATCGCTTCGAGTTCAAGGCTGGTGCTATCTTTATCACTAACATCAAGTTTGAGAATGTACGCTCTAAGAAGCTACAGGACCACCTTGCCGCTCTTGAGAGCCGTTGCCACTACATTGATCTGCAGATGGACACAGACCGTGAGAAGGTCCTGCGTATCAAGCAGATCGTTGCAGACGGCATGCTTGACGAGTACGAGCTCAGCGATGTGGCTAAGATTGATGTTGTGGACTTTGTGTCTAACAACCGTGCTAAACTACGCGAGCTGAGCCTGCGTACGGTGCTGAAGGTTGCACAATTGCGTAAGGCATTTGCCAGCAACTGGGAAGCAATGGCAGAAGTGACTGTTATGAAGCGAGGTGCATGATGGAAGGGTGCCAATACATTGGCCCGGAGCAGGTAAACCACCCGTTCAAGATGTGTGGTTGCAAACCCTTCCCGGGTCGTGTATACTGTGAAGAGCATATCTGGACAGTGTACAAGAAAGGTACCAGCTCAGGTAACAAACGAAAGATCGCGGCCATCGAGAAAGAGCTGGCTGAGATCAAACTGATTGAAGAGGTCGAGGAGATCCTAAATGATTAAAATTGCATTGGCTGTAGTGTTCATTATATTCCTATTGGCCATAGGACCGTTCCTGGTTCTGTGGTCGTGGAATGTCTTGTTCGGAGCAGCTCTCATGATTCCTTACAATTTGGAGACATGGTGTGCTACCGTTTTGATTGGTGCCTTCCTTCGGGCAAATGTCACCGTTAAACGGAAAGATTGAGGTTGCATTGTGCCCACAGGTTCTATATACTAGTAGAACGCTGTGAGACACAGCTATACAGAGGAAACTTAAAATGAAGAGAATTAATTTAGAAACCAAAACAGGCAAGATCTTTGCCGCCCTACAAAAGGGTGAGAAGTTGACAGCCTCCGACGCCGCAAAGCGTTTCGGTGTTAAGAACCTATCAGCAGAAGCTTCACGCATCCGCCAAGCAGGTTATGCCGTGTATGCCAACAGCCGCAAAGCTGGTAATGGTGTTCAGGTAACTGAGTACGAATTGGGTCGCCCAAGCCGTGAGATCGTTGCACTTGGCTACATGGCCAAGAGCCTAGGTCTTACCCTGACAGCCTAAGTAAGGTTTCAAACAGGCAAGCCGATTCGCTCCCGGGGCGCTAGTTTGGGGTGTTGTAGAAATACAACACCTTTTCTCTTTTCCGGCACTCCAATCATTTCGGTTGACAGCATCCACGATTGGCTATATAATAACGACATAGACAACAAAACGGAGCGAACGATGTTTACATCAGATCAAGTTTGGGGTTTGGCAGTGGCCGCAGATCGTATCAACGGTGGCTACTTCAAGGAAGATGTTTATGTCTACGAAGGTGAATGCCGCAAGCGCACCACACAGGCCAACAAGATGATGGTCAAAGAGTGGCTCCGTACAGGCGCCCTTACCGAAGCAACAGAAGAGGACATTGAGAAGGGCCGCGAGATCCGTAGCTACTTCAACGGCTTCTTGCTGAAACAGATCAGCGGTAAGATCAACGAGTTCGAACAGCAGGCCCTCCGCATCGCACAGATGGACGAGTTCACTGGCCGTCATATGCTGGAGTTCGCTATCGTTTCCTGCTTGCCTAGCGTTATGATCCGTGATCAAAGCCGCAACGAGTTGGCCCGTGAAGTTCGTGCTTCTACTCAATTGCAGGGCGCTGTAGGCGACAAGATCCAGGGCGAGATCGAGGTTGTCAAGTGCTATTACAGCAAAGACTATGACAAGTTCAGGGTTACCGCTAAACTGGTTGACAGCTTCGTGGATTTCTGGTATAATAGTAACTTGGAAGCAGGGCAGAAGTTGAGCATCAAAGCAAAGATTAAAAGTGTTCGTGGCGATAATACAACACAATTAAATTTCGTAAAAAGAGCTTGACAACTGAGATGTTTGGTGTTATACTAATAACACTGAGAAAGCGATAGTTTGTTTAATCCTGAGAAAAGAAAGAGGTCTTAAAATGGCAAAGTCCACAGATATTAGCGTTCGTCAAGTTGGCCCTAAGTCAGCGAAGCGTTCCATCCGTAAGGCGATTCAAACCCGCCGCCCTGTGTTCCTGTGGGGTCCCCCAGGAATTGGTAAGTCCGACATCGTCAAGCAGATTGGCGAGGACGCAGGTCGTGAGGTAGTTGATGTGCGCCTTGCACTTTGGGAACCTACCGACATCAAAGGTATCCCTTATTACAATGCAGATCAAGGCAAGATGGTTTGGGCTCCTCCTAGTGAGCTTCCTACGGACCCAGAGTCCACCGCAGTTATCTTCTTGGACGAGCTGAACTCCGCTCCTCCTGCGGTACAGGCCGCTGCCTACCAATTGATTTTGAATCGTCGTGTAGGTACATATGAATTGCCTAAGGGTGTTGATGTGGTTGCCGCTGGTAACAGAGAAGGCGACCGCGGTGTTACTTACAGAATGCCTGCTCCGTTGGCTAATCGTTTCATTCACTTGGAAATGAAGATTGACTTCGATGACTTCCAGGAATGGGCTGTGATGAACAATGTGCATCCAGAGGTTGTAGGTTATGTTGGCTTCGCCAAGCAGGACTTGTACGACTTTGATCCTAAGAGCCCAAGCAAGGCCTTTGCTACTCCACGCTCGTGGGTCTTTGTGTCAGACTTGTTGAAAGACGACGACTGCGACATTGACACCTTGCACAACCTGATCGCAGGTGCGGTCGGTGACGGCTTGGCTGTGAAGTTTATGGCTCACCGCAAGATTGCAGGTCGCTTGCCTAAGGCAGAAGACATCCTTAAAGGCAAGGTCAAGGACTTGCAGATTAAAGAAGTGAGTGCCATGTATTCTTTGACCGTTAGCCTGTGCTACGAGTTGAAGGATCAAGCAGAGAAGAAGGCCAAGGACTTTGATGCCCAGGCTGACTGCTTCTTCCGCTACATGATGGACAATTTCCCAACTGAGTTGGTGGTGATGGGTGCAAAGACAGGCTTGACAAACTACAACCTGCCCTTTGACGCAACGAAGATGAAGAGCTTCGACGAGTTCCACAAGCGGTTCGGTAAGTATGTTTTGAGTGCAATGGAGAATTAAGACCTCGCCCATTGCAAGGGCGGGAGGCTTCTCAGGGCTTGCCCGCCCACCTACAGGGTGCCGGGGTGTTGTTTAAATACAACATCCCGGTCGGTTGACAAGACCCCGGATTGGTGCTATAATAAACACATACTAAGGAGAGCGAGTAATGGCAAAGACAGATCCAGCAATCATCGACAAACTGACAACAGCCCGTGTAGGCCTGTTGCTCAAAGCACCTTTCTTCGGCAACATGGCAACCCGTATGCAACTGATTGAAGCAGACGAGTGGTGCCCGACTGCCGCAACTAACGGTCGCAATTTCTACTACAATACCAAGTTCGTGCAGAAGCTCAGTGTCAAGAAGCTGGAGTTCCTCTTTGGACACGAGATTTGCCATTGCGTGTTTGATCACTTTGGTCGCGTAGGTTCACGCGATCGTCAGCTGTCTAACATTGCACAAGACTACGCTGTC